TTTGACCTCTAACGGCTGGTCTGTCCATGGCAGGCAAATGTCCTTTTCATGGCGTGTGATCCAATCCTGTGTTTTGTCTTTTGGTGGTTCAGGTTGCCAACATTGCACACCCGCAAGTTTCAGACGGTCAGCAACCAGGCCTGCCCAATATGCGCCTTCACTAAACGCTGCGGGATAGTCGAATGTCATGGTCATTGATGCGGGTTGCTCAACAGGTACAGCACATATTCCATGTCTGATGGTTTCATAACGGTGGCATACACACCAGCCTGCTCAAATGCCATCAACCAGCGTTTCTGCAACGGGCTAGTGCGCCCTTTTTCGCTTTTTAGTTCCAACGCCAAAATTTTGGCACCCGTTGGGTGTATCAACAGCAAATCAGGAAAACCTGCGTCACCCTGAATATGGGTTGCCCAGCGTCCACCGCTGTTCATTGCGGGCAGGTCATGGTGGATCAGCCAGCCATAGCGTTTTGCCACGCTAATCACCACGTTTTTGAATTCTGCTTCGGTCATTTTTGGGTCAGTTTTCATCAGCGGGCACAATCCGTTTGTTATCTGCCAACCATTCCCATGCGGCAGCCAATTTTTGCCATGTTTCACGGCTGGCCTCTAGCGTTTCGCAGCGCTTTTCCAGCAACGCTTTTTCGGCGCGCAATGTGTCAATCACACCGCGCAAATAATCAACTATTTCAATCGGTGTTGCACCTTGTTGTTCTGCTTCGAATGTCATTTCAATGCCTCAATCACCGCGCTGGCCTCATGCGATTTCAGCAGCTCTAACACCGCGTCATCACGTCCAACAATGCGCTGGATAAATTCCAATAGGCGCAAATCGTCCATGTTTGCGTCCTTTGCCAGTTTTTTGATGTAGCCCTGCTGTTTCGGTGTACTAAATGCACCAGAGGGTGTATGCACTTGTGGCCCTGACTGCGTTACCTGACCGCCCTGGCGTTCGACTTTTTGCATTTCCTCACGCGATGGGCGTTTTCCTTGTGTGGCAAAACCCATGTTGGCTAATGCGCGCCCAATGCTGGACGTTTCACAGTTCTCAATGAATGATGTGGCGTTTACGCCGCGGTCTGTGTGAATTTCGTGCGCGTAGCCTGTCGCGGTTGGGTTTGCATCGTCACGGTGTTTCCAGATCACGCTGCGAACAATGCAGGTGTCACCGTCATAGTTCATCAATGTCGTTTCAACGCGACCATCAGGGTATGTTTCCCAAAATCTGTTTAGTCGGGTTTCTACTGTTTCATAATTGCTTAGGTCAAATGCCATTGGTGTTTCCTTCTGTCTGTTTTCTAATTGTTCTCTGCGTTTCGCATCGCTTCGAATTTGGTTTGCAACGCTGGAATTGTATTTGGAACGCTCACCTGATGTGTAATAACGCGCCATCGGTTTAGAGTTCGCCGCCCAATTCCTCTATGCAACGCAAACATGCTTCGGCATAGATTTCATTGCCTGATAAATCAAAATCTGTTTTCATCACTTTCAACGTGCGTATCAGGTAATCATCACGTTTTGGTTTTGCAACATGATTTGGCCTGCAAATGTCATCAATAAGTTTCATCATTGCATGTGTTTGCGGTGTTAGTTGCATGTCTAGTCTGTCGTTCATCATTTTGCGTGTTTCCTCTGTCATGGAATTTTCAATAAATGGTTGGTCAATCATTTGGCAACCGCCAGGGTGACCAACCTGACCGCGTCCAAATGATCAACGCTGCTTTGATATTAGTTTCAGGGTGTAGCAGGTCTGTGCATGATGTGAGCAGGCCAGCCTTTTGCAAAAAACTGTTCGCGCCGTTGCACCAAAAACCATTGATCTGAAATAGGCCATATGAACCTGTCATGGGGTCATTCGAATTGATAACTGACGGGTTGCCATGGCTTTCGCGTTCAATCACATACACAATTTTGTTGTACTGCTCAACAGGCCAACCTAGGTTGACTGACAGTTGGGCAAACTGTTCGGCAGCTGTGGCATATGGGTCTATGTACAGGGTGCTGGACGTTGTGGTGGTTGGCTCAATCAGATATTGGTGTACATCTATGGTTCGGCTAGGTTGCCCTGATTGGTCATTTGCAGGCCCTAGGGCAAGCGCAAACCCCCATAATGCTGTGATGATGCTGGCAAGGATTTTTGGTGCTGTAAATGTCATTTTTTCTCCAATTGGTATGGAACGCCCCAGGTATCTCCAACGGCGTTTTTGAATGACAGTTGGGCATGCAACACCTGCTGGGTGTCAAGATCACGGAAAATTTGCACCAGCACTAATTGGTTGCTTTCCAATGCGGTGGTGTAAACCTCATAAAGGTAGGTCTTAGCGTCAGCCATGTTTGCGTATCCTTCTGTCGGGGACAATCCCACCCTAGGGTGCGGGTGTGGCTGGGTCAAGCATTAGCGCTGGCGGGGTTTTATCGCCCACAAAATAGAACCAATGCCACGGCTCTGCGGGCATTACTTCTAATGACCAACCAAATCGGGGTGCGTTCGCGCACAGCCATGCCCACGTTGCAGGGTCTTTTGTGTTGGCAATGTCACAGGCCAAGCCCAAATTGTGTCGTGATGAACCTGGTGCCGCCAATGGCGCGTTGCCTGGTTTCAAATAATACTTTCGGCCTTCCCATGTTCTGGTTGATGCGCCTGCGATGGGTTCCAACTGGTAGCGCTGCAAAAAACCTGCTTTTTGTTGGGCCAATGACCTGTATGTGTCACCAGCGCTAGTTGGCTTGAATTGTTTGATACCTGCTTCGAATGCTGCCTGTCTCATTGCTGACCAACTGGCAGCTGCTAAATGGTGCAATTTGCCAAATGGTTTGATGTCGCGCAATAGGTTCATTGGCAATTCGCCTGGTGTGCAATGCGTCAAATCTTTTGGTAGCACCAATTTTTTGATTGGTGGTGGTGTCATTTACCGCGCCCGAAACCTGCATCATTTTTGTTGACCCAACGCATGATTGGCGGGATCACAGCAGCAATTGCGCCTTTCAAATAATCACGCGGATCTGTGGTGCCTGTTGAATATACAGCAACCAGCGCACCCACAAGTGAACGCGCATACGATGCCAGCATTGCTTTGTCATGTGGTTTCATTTGTGATCCTCTAGGTGTCCGTCAATTTTTTGTTCTATTCGACCCAAGGTTCGGTGTACTTCGCCGTGGTCTTTTTTGTTTTCGCGGCCAATTTTGCTAATGAGCGCCACCACCACAGCGAAACCACCACCGATGACAGAAACCACAATTTCAATTGCCATTTCATTACGACAGCAAAGCGTCAATTTCGTCAATGGTCAAACCAAGTTTTTCAACCGTGGCTTGTTTCAATGCTTGTTTAGCAATTTCTGCTTGTTTGTTTGCGTTTGCTTCGGCTTGTGCTTCGGCGCGTGTTGCTTCAATTTCAGAAATTTCATCTTTAGTTGCTTCGCGGTCAATGCCGTTGATGTGAATAATCATTAGTCTGCCAATCCGTAAAGTCGATACGTGACCGTAATAGTTCCGCTAGTTGGGGTCATAATAAAACCGTCAAATTGTGTAGCAGCTGTGAAAGTTCCGCCTAATACGTATGCATAACTATTTGTTGACATTGTGTTAGCAGACGATAAAAATCCAGTATTTACCGCCGCTTGCGGTGCGTAAAATGTGCTTTCCATGACAATCCGTGTCGTACCACCAGCAACCACCGAAGTGAAAGAGGTTGCACCAGTAGTTACCGATCTTGAAACACCCGATGCACCAGCAGATATAACCTGACGCGTGTAGTTTGCGTTGCTATTGGTAGCACCACCTGCGCGAAACTTCAATGGGATATCAATGTCGTCAGCCGAAGTCACGCCATCGATAAAAAGTTTGTAATTGCGATATGACGATGTGAAAACGTTGTCAAGAGTAAGAGTTGCGGCGGCCGATGTGCTTCCAGCGATCACAAGTGTCATGCCTGGCGTTGCGCCTAATGTTTGCCACGCTGAACCGTCATAATACTGCGTGGCATTGCTTGCCTCAATATATGCGTATTGACCTTCAGCAAGTGTCTTTTCGCCTGCGCCACCAAATGCGGCATCACGCGTTGTGGTTGTCGCAAATACAGGTATGCCTGTGTTGACTTCAGTCATTTCCGCAGCGGTCAAAATTTGATTTGCGGAAAATGCTGGTACTGATGTTTGTGCGTTTGCTCCCATAAGTGCTACCTATCCTAAGACATTGAGGCTGTCTAGTGTGCCATACGTTGGATTGTCCAAAATCAATTCAAACACAATTGTGGTTGGTGCAGTTGATAGCAAAATGCTGTGTCCTGATGCCACGCTGATGTTGTGTTCAATGCCTTCCACGCTTAGTTCCTGGGCTAGCGCGCTGGTACCAGATCCGCTGGGGAATGTTTTTTCCACCGTGATGGTGTCACCAATTTCAATGCTTGCCAGGGTGTCACGTTGGGCTGTGGTCAACATAAGGAAATCGGTTTCAACGCTGGTGTATCTGGCTTCTGGTTCAGGGTTCAGCAGGTAATCGGCAGCAGCTGCGATTTGTGTGGCATCGTGCAACAGGCTGTTTGTGATGCTGGTGGTTTGAATGAAATATGTGGCAATTGATGTTGGATCTGATGCTGTGGTGCTAGTGCCGTTTAGACCTGTGACCACGGTGCGGTTCACTACTGCATCGGCTTCGAATGATATGCCCACGCCGTTGTATGGGATATTTGTGCCGTCATCATGGAAATCTGCAACGCTGCCTGACAGGGTGTTTCCTACGCGATTTTGGAATGTCAGTTTGCCTTCGGCGCTCATGAACAATCTGCCAAATTCTGCGGTGTCGTTGATTTGGCTGATGTATTGCAAAACGTTTGTGCCAGCAGGGACGGTGTAGGGGCTGTCGTGGCCTAGGTCAACTGTGCCTGTGGCAATGTCACGGTCTAGGGCAGGGAAATCTACTTCGGGCAAATCCAGCACCGTTTCAATGCGCGCACCAGACAATTCTGCTGATGGGTTGAATTCGTCCAGATAGGTTTGTGCCAGCAAATAAAATTGGTCAGCGCAATACACCGTCACGGTGTCAATGCCACCCAATGCGAAATTGTAGTCATAGTTGACCACATAGCCTTTGAACAAGTATTGAGCCACGTTGCTATTGTCGTAACGGATCAGCCTGACTTCGCGCATTGGTGCTAGTCCAGGCTTTGCTTCTGCGGTATTCCAATACGGGCTATTTTCATCAAACGGATTGAACACTCCGCCCGCCAATGTGTCGTTCAATGTGAATGACATAGTGCCCGCGCTGAATTGGTCACCGATGTCGCGCCTGCCGCGCTTGACGGAAACACCAATGCAACCGTCCATGACGCTGGCAAATTCGCCTTCACCGTCCAAAACGTATTGGGTATTGTCCAGCACACCGCGAATTGCATCGTCAAGTGTAAACGCGTTCACAGAAAAACCCGTTGCTACTTGCAGGTCATAATTGCCGCTGTCAATTACGGAAACGCCAGGCATCACGCCACCTGAATGTTTGCTGGGCCTGCGCTTCGATTGTAGGCGCGGATCGCGTTGACTACTGCCTGCCCGATTTCAGCGCTGGTTGCTAGTCCGCCATTGACGTTGACAGTCACCCCACCCATTGCGCCCATTTTGTTCAGCGGTACCACAGCCTCTGGGCCTGCTTCACCAATCATCGCCAATGTTGGGCCAGTAACAATTCCACCTTCGGCCAGCATCGGAATGTTGGGAACGCTGAAACCTTTACCGCCTAAACCTGGAACCCATGACGGGAAACTGAATGACAATTTGCCGATGGTGTTATTCCACAGGCTTGCAATGCCG